CACGAGTGACGGCGAGCGCATCAAGGCCGAGCGCAGCGACTACCTGTCGAACGAGCTTGGACGTTTTGATTTCTCGAAGATGCAAGGCATCGGCGGGACGCTGGCTAAATTTTTCCATAGTCGCTTCCAGAAGCTTGCCGACGACACCAGTGCTGTCGTGCATTACGTCACGCCGGAGAACATGCAGAGGCTTTGGGGCAACGAGGACCCCAGAGAGACGCCGCTTGGCTACCACACGATTGACAAGAACGGCGTGAGCCACATCGTGGTCAATACCGACGTCAAGGATGAAGGCCTCAATCAGGGTAGCCTAGCGCACGTCCTGTTGCACGAGACTGCGCATGCGGTGACGGTGCGGGAGATCAATCGCTCTCCCGTTGCACGCACCACCATTCAGAAGTTGATGCACTACACTGGGGAGTGGGTCGAGAAAAACAAAGCCCACGTCGAGGCGACGTTCGGCAAAAACAAAGTCACGTACGCGCTGACCAACCCCAAAGAGTTCGTTGCGGAGGCGTTCTCCAACAAAGACCTCCAGCACATCCTCACGCAAATTCCTATCGAGGACCCCGAGCTTAGGAGTTTCTTGGGGCTCGACAAACGTTCGATGTCCTTGTGGGATGTGTTCCGCGGCTTCGTGAAGAAGGCCGTGGAGAAGATCACTGGCCAGATGCCGCAGTTCGACAGCGTGCTCGATGGCATCATGAAGGTGGGCGAAGAGCTCACCAAGCAGCACAAGGAAGAGTACATCGACAAGGGCAGGCGCTATGGCGAGCGCGGCCATGAAGATGCACACCAGTTCGTGCAGGGCAATGCTGACGCGCTGATGAAGCAGGCGCGCGACGGCGTGAAAGAACTCCTTGAGAGCCCGCACCTTAACACGCAGGAGCGTGGCCCCATCGCGCTCAAGCTTCGAACCTTCGACAATATCGCCCAGCTTGCCGATCACTATTTCGGAGAGGGCAATCCCATCCGGAAGATCACCAACGCCATCGAGCGCATGCGGGTTACCGCGGAGGGTATCTTTCAGAAGAGCGAGCCGCTCTTGAGGAGGCTGGTCGAGCTACGCTCGAAGGACGCGGCCGGCTTCAAGGAATTTTCGTCGCTGTTGCATGATGCGACTGTCGCAAACGTGCATCCTGACGTAGCACTTAACGATGCCAAGAACGCGCACTTGGGCAAGAAGCGCGTCGTGGGGGAAGCTGTCTGGTCGAAGGCCCAACACCCGGAGCTTGCGAAGCGCTACCGGGAGCTGAGCCCCGAACTCCAAGAAGCATGGCACGACGTCGTGAAGCATTTCACCGACACGCAGAATGCCATGACCCGAGGCATCATCGAGAACCGCATTTTGAAAGTGCTGGGGGTCGAGGATGCTGCGCTTGCTGAACGTATCCATCTCGGTACTGCTACTGATGCTGATCGCACTCGGATTGGTAGCGAAATGTTTGACACCATCGAGCAAGCCGGAGAGCTATCAAAGATCGAAGGACCCTACGTCCCCTTGATGCGGCGCGGCGATCACGTCGTGAAGGGCGACTACAAGGTGGCCACACCCGCCGGTGCCACGAAGCTATCTACTAATGAGTTCGAATTTAAAGACGAACGGGCCGCCTCTGACTATGCGAAATCCTCGCCACTCAAAGTGTCCATTAAAAAAGTTTGGGTCGATGAGAGCACAGGTTCCACTACCCGGGATGACGGGAGCAAGGTGGCCGCGGACGATCTTGACGCCGTTCCACGCTTCCGTGCCGAAGTGCAAAATCGGCACGTCGAATTTGTACAAGGCCGGGCGGCGGCCGAGCGGCGCGCACAGGAACTTGCGAAGTCTGGGAATATAGATGTCCATAAGGTAGTCCCCCGTGCGTACGAAGTGGGTGGCCGGCAAGCCACAGAGCTTAGTGCTTCGCTCCACCGGCTTGTCAAGAAGCTCGAAAAGTCCGAGGCCTACAAACAGTCGTCACCGACCCAGAAGGCAATGCTGCGACAAGCGGTCGAAGAGGCCGCAGCGGCCAGCCACGGATCAACCAGAATAAGCTCCAAGGCGCTGCCACGGCGTGGCGTCGAAGGCTACAACGAGGACTTGGTCAGGAACATGGGCGAGTACGGCGAGAGCTCCTCGCGGTACCTTGCCAAGCTCGAGCACATGCCGGACGTCGAAGCTGGTATGAAGGCCATGGAGGACCAGCTCCAGCGCGATCACTCCAAGACCAATCAGTACGGTAGGACTACTATCCGCAACGAGGTCGTACGCCGCGTGAACGGCGACAACGGCTTCGACCAAGGCGGTAAGTTCTCGCCTGTGGTGAAGCGCGCCATGGCGATCAGCTTCATCGACAAGCTGGCCTCCCCTGCATACAGCGTCATCAACGCGATGCAGCCGGGCATGGTCACGATGCCTTATCTGTCAGGACGCCACGGCATCGGGCGCTCCGCGGCGGCGCTCGGCCGCGCCTACAGCGATATCTCTGCCGGCAAGATCATTAAGCAAGGCCTCAAGGAAACTGGACGGCGTCTGAAGGGCAACGGTGCCCCCGACGACTTCATCACCAATGCCAAGGGTTTGCTGAAAGACCCGCAGGAGAAGGCGATGCTCGACTACATGGTCGAGCACGGCGTGGTTGACCCGAGTGCTGGTATGGAAATCCGCGCACTCACGAAAGACTACTCTGGCGTGGGCGGGAAGGTCGACGCTGGCATCGGATACCTTGAAGGGGTAACGCGCGAGATGCCGCGCGCCATCGAAGCTATCAACCGTATGACCACCGCACTGGCGGCGTATCGGCTGGAGCGCGGCCGCGGCGCGTCCCACGAGAAAGCCATCGAGTATGCGCAGGACGCGGTTAACAATACCCAGTTCAACTACTCGCCGACGAACGCGCCGCCGCTGTTCAATCACCCCCTTCTTAAGCTGGCCTTCCAGTTCAAGAAATACGGGCAGGGGATGTATCAGCTCATTGGGGGCCAGATCGGGAGGGCCTACCGCAACGCCTCGCCCGGTGACCGGCAGGAGGCCGTGAAGACGCTTATCTCGCTGGCGGCCACTCATATGGCCATCGCCGGCGCCCTCGGCTTGCCGACCGAGCCTTTCAAGTATCTGGTCATGGCGAGCGGTCTCGTTGGCGGCCCGCAGTGGGGCGACGTCGAGGACCGTATCAGGAAGGCGGCGGCGAATGTTCTGGGGAAAACTGGAGGCGAAGTTTTTACTCGAGGCCTTCCTCGTCTGGTTGGTGTCGATCTTTCCCGTGTTGGTCTTGACAGTGTCACATCATTTGGGGAGCCGCGGACGCCGAAAGAAAGCGACGTCAAGAGCTGGCTCTTCGACACCATCGCAGGACCCGTCGCAGCGCTCGGCGTCGACTACGCCAAGTCGCTCAACCTCATCGCCAATGGAAACTTCGAAAAAGCCGCCGAGCTCATGATCCCGATCAAGGCGGCGAGCGACACCATGCGTGCCTACCGCCAAGCGACCGAAGGTAAGAAGAACGCTCGCGGCGTGCAGACGTCGGCGCCCTATAACTTTGGGGAGGCTGCACTGCGTGTGGCCGGCTTTGGATCGGCCCGGGAGGCGGAGGAAGGCGCGGCGAACTCCAGCTACTACCGCCAGAAGCAGGAGCAGGACGACGCCCGCAACGCGCTGGTCAACTCGTGGGTAAGCGCCAAGCCCAACGAGAAGGGCAAGGCCATGGCCGCGATAACCAAGTGGAACATGGGGCAGGAGCCCGAGCTCAAGATCAAGCCGAAGGAACTCACGGACAAGTTGCGCAAGGACGCTCAAACGGCTAAGACGTCTGTGCGGGGTATCACCCCCAACAAACGAACCAAGCACTTGCTGGAGGAGACACCGTACAATGTTCGGTAGATGGAAGTGCAAGGACTGTGGCCACATCCAGAGCCACCCCGTTATCGTCCGGAGTAACCCGCGCTGCGATGCTTGCTATGGTGGTCGCATGGAGCGCGTGGAGTGCCCGACCGAGAAGCAAGACAAGTGAGCCTATCAACAGGCATCGAGATAGCCCTGTGGCTCGCCTTTCTCGGCGTTGTATGGTGGCTGCTTGCGCGCTGGTTCTTTAGCCGCTGGTGAGGAGGTACAATGGCCAAGGACTACGGGAAGGGCACTCGAGACCCCAGCTCGCACCGGACGCCGGCGCAGATCAAGAAGATGGATCACGGCTACAACCACCGCCCTGACATCGTGAAGAACCGTGAGGAGCGTAACCAAGCGCGCTCCTACATGAAGAAGAAAGTCGGCGCTGCCGCCATCGCCGGCAAGGACGTGGACCACAAGAAGATGGTCATTCACGGCGGTACCAACGCCCCCGGCAACCTGCGTATCCGGACTGAGCACGCGAACCGCGGCTGGGAAAAGAAATCCAAATAGAAAGGGACTACCTATGCGGCGAGTTGTTTCCTCGATCCTTTTGGCATGCCTGCTGACAGCTACTGCCACCGCCAATGCCAAGGGTTTTCACAAGCATCACAGGTCGCATCGCGCGCATCATCACAGGTCTCACGGCCACGGCCGGTTACCTTGGTGCGGTATCTACATGACACAGTACTTCGGGATATTTAAGCGCAGCCTGTGGGTGGCGGCGAACTGGCGCTTTGAAGGGACGAACGCTGGAGGTCCCCGCGTTGGAGCAGTTGTTGTGTGGCCACACCATGTCGGAGTGATCCGTGGGGGCCCTGATAGCGCTGGACGATGGTTGGTCCATTCAGGAAACGACGGCAACGCCGTGCGAACAAGATACAGGTCTCTGCGCGGTGCAATAGCTTTTCGAGAAATTGGTAGTCACCTAGCTCGTTCATCGGACGACAACCTCAAAATCCAGCAAGAGGCTTCTCGAGGCCGCCACAAGCACTTGGCGTCGCATACTGTCCGTAGCCGGCGCCACGCCGCCCGCTTGCGTCAAGCCAGTCGCGCCGCAGCTCTGGCAATCCTCGTCCCACAGTCTCCTTCTACATTCGCCCTTACACTGCCAGCAAAGCTCACAGACGAAGTTGCTCGGCATCAGAGACAGCCCATGGTGGAGCGCCAGCGAATGATTAATCATCGCTCTGTCGCTGGGCATGTACAACGGCGCGCGTACGAATTTCTTATTGTTTGACATGGCCGAACCCGCTCTCGCTCCCGCTTATTAAAACTTCCTTGGTGGTCCACCGACGACCACAAGTATTGCACGCTCGACGCCGCGTCATGGTGAACGCGCGCTTGGCCTTGCCGGCCACCCAGAATTGATCAGCCTTTTTGCGGCTCTCCACAACTGTACTTTCTCCTCCGCGGGGGCCTTTATTAGGGCGTCCCGCGGAGTTGTCTTTGCAGTGGGGGCAGGTAATCACTAGGGCATATCCATGTAGGCACGAGCACGCTTCTGGTAGTCCACACCGAACTTGATGGTGTTCTCCGAGTGAACGAGGAACGCCCCGTCGACTTGACTTGGCGAATGGATGTAGGCGGTGGCCGTCGCGCCGGTGAGGATGCACGGGGTATTTTTCTTGATACAATCCACCAGCTTATCGAACTGCTTCTTGGCCTCGGCAAGACTGGTATAGCGCACCAGATGCGTGGTGGGGTTGCAGTTGAAGGAGACGCAGATTTGCGCCTCTTCAGTTGGCGGGGCAGCAAGTTTAGCTTTAGCCAATAGTACCTCCTGTTTGCGTTCGTTAACGATATCCAGAATGTGTCTCGTCATAGCATGTCGCTCACGAAATCCAAGTCCTTCGACGAAGTCAAGTCGAGCTCGATGATGTGCTCGTTAGCGCCGGCGTGGCTAGTCCCGGCCCCCATGCGTGCGTTCTTCACGGGATTTACCGTTACCACTTTGCACAGTGCCTCAACAAGATTGATCTTGTTGATTTCGTTTTTCTTGCACCACGCACCCAGCGCAGCGCTCGAAATCCTCATGAGCTGGTTGTCCACGCCTACTTGGACGTCTACTCCCTTCAGGTGAGAAGGATCAGCCGGGTAAATCAATCTTACCGCGTTGGGGTTCGGTGGCTTGGGCGGCTTGCCCTGTCCGACATGTACCCGTGAGGTAACCAACCAAGTACCGTTGCGCTTGGCTTCCTTGAAGAAGCTATTCAGGATCGCGCTAACGTTGATGCTCTGGTCGAGGTCAACAGTCTGATCGCGACGATGGCCGCGCATATCGGCCAGCGCCTTATACATGAACGTCTTGAGCGCGGCCTCATCGAAAACGCTATATCCAATTTGCCCAGCGTAACGAGCCCCCAATAGGATGCACGCAATGACAGAGACCCAAAATCGTTCCTCTTGATCAGCGCTGGTCTCCTGCTCGATCTGTTTAGCAAGAGCCGCCATATCGGTCGCGATCTGACTGTGATTTCCGCCAAGAAACTGTGCGTACTTGAGACCGACATGACCGTAGTTATTATTGAGCTTCGAGAGACGGATAGTTGCGTCCGACGTAGCAACACGGCCCGCAGAGCTGGGGGGAGCCACGCGGTATTCGAAAATACGCATGAGCCCTGCGCTCGTAGTGTTTGTTTGAGAAACCACATGGTCGATCAAGCTCTCGTTCGATGCAGAGATAACAAGCGTCTGCCAGTCGCCGGGCTCGCGTAGCTCGGCCTTGGAGTTCATCCGCGACTTGCCCTTGCCGCTGCTGATTTGAAACGTCATCTTGACGAACTTCTTTGTGTCTTGGTCCGTCTTAAGCTCGTCCCAGTACAGCGGCAAACTCTTGATCTCGCCGACGATCCCCATCACCGCGTTCTCGGTGTCGGTTAGTCCTTGGATGCCTTTGACCGGATTACCCCAGACACTCTGAGCGATAACGACTGCAGTTGTTTTTCCAATTCCACTCTCGCGAGAGAATGCCGACATGAGGGCACCCTTGTGACCGGTAAATTGAACGAGTGGAGCAGCGAAGGCCGATGCCACCAAAGCTTCCAAATCCGGCCGCCCAACACCGCACACGAGTTTAGCCGCATCCAACCAAAAAATGTCCGAACCTTTGGGTCGATAGCGCTGAGCGAGTACAGCGTTGCCAACTGCTGCTGGTTCAGTACCCGTGGGCGTCCATAGGCGATCACCAAATACAAAACCATCGAGCGTCCCATGTCTGTTGAGCCACCCAAAAGGTGAGCTGTTGACCATGTCTTTGATCTTCTGCAGTTGGTTGATCCAGCCCACGAAAAATTCTCCTATTCCGGTATCCTTGGTGGGGAGCATCACACCCTGACTTTGCAGGCATTTCCGCATTTCGTTCGTGGCGGCTACCTCGAGAGGTAGATCGACTTGCGTTATCTTCCCGCGCTCCACCACACTCTCGAAGTGAAGCACTTTCGGGTCGTTCTGCAGCCATGCGTCTCGCATCGGGTAGTCGCAGACCGGCAACAGCATCTTGCCGCCGGGGTTGTTGGGGTCATCCACGATCTTGCAGATGATGTCCGTGGCGCTCCGCTGGAAGCCGGCGGGTAGATCGTTCAGAGCTGCGCCAGTTTGAGTGCCCGCAGGAGCTCCGTGCGCTGCTGCATTGGCAGCAACGCCCATGCTTGTTTGTACCGGCGCTGCCATTCCGAAAGCTGTTGTCGTAAGCGCGCCGTTTCCGTTGCTTGGCGGAGCGCCTGCTGCAGTGCCTTGTCCCGCTGGCACCTGAGGAGATCGTTGTTCGAAATTAAGTGGTGATTTTCCGTGAGTACGGAACGTGCAACCAGAACAAGCTGTCGCTCCCGAACCAGAGATGGCTGAGCACGAGGGCCAGCCAAGTCCACGTTCAGACTTCTCGCGATTTTTTCGGTCGAACTCGGCGTCGGTTTCTTGTGGCGTGTAGCTCGCATGGCCTTTGCTCATTCTATGTGCGTCGGCTCGCCCACCCTCGGTGAACGTAGCGATCAGCGTGGTTAAATTCCAGAGCGGATTGCTGTTATCGGCTCCTCCATTTGCCACTGTAGTTGCAAGGAACCCACAAGCAGGCAACAGGCTATCCAGCTTAAGAGGAGCGCGGAGAAGGTCAACGCCACCTTGAAGTTCGCACGCCTCAGTAACCGGCGCTCTTGGAGGGAACAGAGCCCTGTCAATGAAAGCCGCGGGTGGTCCACTAGCAGCTGCTCCCGTTGTCGGAGGGTACGATGCAAGAGGAACGCGGATACGATCCACAGTGTAGTCGAAATCAACAGGAGTACCGATAAATCGGACATGGCGCGGCGCAGCCTCTTTGTGGTTGAAAGTATCGGGGATGCGGAGAATGCGCGCCGCGTCTATCGTACACTGCACGTCGCAGCGCAGCCCCTCTTGCCGGGTAGCCTCGGCCAACGAGGCCGCGATGGGCAACCACTCATGTGGAGGGAGCGGTTGGTTGACGCACCAATAGACATGCACGCCGCCGCCCGAGTGGATCATCATTGTGGGCTTGGGCAGCTTCGTCTTGTGGATAAAGCTAGCCAGCGCGCTGACCAGCTCGTCCCATGTCGGGTAGCCTTTCTGGATCGCCTTGGGTTGACCCGTGGCCGGGTCCAGTTGTACCGCCTTAAGGTCGATGTCGATGAAAAAGCTCTTAAGCGAAACCGCGTTCTCGGAAAGTCGGATCGGCGAATTGTACTTGAAGTTCTTCGCCGAAACTTTGGGCGTGGCATTCGCCTGCATCGACATGCAGGCGTAAACGTCCAGTGTGTTGCTACCGGCCTTGAGCGCAAAGCCCAAAGCAGAAACAGCCTCCTGCATTGTGGTTACTGCACGGCCCGCCCACGCGGCCTTACCGTCGGCCCTTGGTTCCTTTGGCGGAAACGTCCAGTGGATGTTTACGAACCCTCGCTCCCCGGCCTGAGGCCATGGGACCACACGCGCGAGGTATTCGCGTGCCTGATCAAGCAAGTTATTCCCCCTGCCATTACATGCGGGGCACTATCGCCCCACACGCAACGCCCATTCCAATTCAGCTGCCGGTGCCGATAAGGGCGGCGAGCTTGTCGTCGAGCGAGGCCTCGAACGCGGTCGGGTTTACGGCTTGGGCTTGCTGAGCAGGCTGGGCTACCGGCTGTACGACCGGCTGTGCGACAGCTTGAACAGTGGGCTGCGGCGCCGGAGTACTCGGCTGGGTAACCGCACCGCCGAACGCCGTCATCTGGCGCGCTGCCTGTGCAACCGGCTGCGGCTGGACCTGAGCCACAGGCTGTGCCTGTTGGACGTTCTGTACGACCGGCTGTGCAACCCCACCAAAGCCGCTGGGCTGGGGCCCGCCCTGTGCGGTCGGATGTGCCACCGGCTGGGGTTGAGCCACTGGCTGGGGCTGTGCGACCGGCTGAACAGGCTGCTGCGCCATGACCTGAGCCACAGGGGCGCCGGCCGGCGCTCTCTCGAAGGTAACCTGCTCGACCGGAGGCGTGGTAGGGGCGGGTGACAACGAGGCATCGGCGATCACACGGGACACAATGTCCGAGTTCCGGAGCTGCACGACGATAGCTGCTTCGTCGTCAGTGAGCGGCCGCACCGCGCTGAAGATAAACTTGGGGAAGCTTTCCTTCGGGTCGAAGGCGACCTTAACCACCATGGAGAAATACTGGTAGCCGGCCTGCTTGTACTTGGTGTCGAACGCCGCCAAGTCCTGAAGGCTGGCCGCCGGGCACCGGAGAAGCATCGGCCCGCCGAACACTTCGTTCCTGAGATCAGCTGCCGGCACGATGGCGAGGCGCCGGTGATCGCCGCAGGCTTTCCCCTTGCCGCCGTTCGGCGCGGTGTTCCACTGGTTCTTGGGGCACGTGGCGCAGATCGTGCTCTGCTTTTTCGGGGCGCCCTGATCCGGACGCACACCGTCGGCCGAGGAGCAGTCAGGCGGGTTCGAAGAGCTTTCATCCCACCCGTTTTCATACCACGTCTTGGAGAGGGCCGGGTTGGCTTTCAGGATGACGATTTCGACGCTGCCCATCGGGCCGTCACCATCCGGTCGCATGAGCTGCTGCTCAATGTCGCGGTAGTGGATCGCCCAAACTTTCCCGCGGTACCGCAGGAGGCCGTAGCCTCCGCTGATACCACCGGTGAGGTCATCGCCGGCGTTCGTAGCGCCGAATACGCTCGAGGCCGGTGCGTTGAAGGCCGGGTTCATAGTAACGACTGCGTTCATGTAGTGCTCCTGAGTGAAACGCTTGGGAGATTTAAGATTAGGTTCCGGTTTTGCGGCGCACGCCGACGTCGCGGAAGACGCTGTAATTCACGCCGGGCGGCGGGGTACCGTTGTTTGCGGGGTTGTCGATATGGGCTCGAACGGCTGTCACGTTGGCTTTCTTATCGAGCAATTCGAACTGGCCAGTGGTGACAACATACGCCCAGAAGGCGTCCATGTCGCTCACGGAGGCACTATCTTTAGACGTGAAGGAAGCTGTTCCGCAAGAGGTTTTTACGCTGTCCACATTTAGTGTGTCCATGCCTGCGGCTATCTCAGCCTTTAGTGCCTCCATCGCATCGTTGAAAGGCGCGAGCTCGGCCTTGTGCCGCTCGACAAGCTCTGCCTTCAAGTCGCGGAGCTTGACAAATTGCCCGACGCGCTTCTCAAGGTCGATGGGCTGGGGAGCAGGCGGGGGAGTTTGATCCATGGCTACCATTCCTCATTGGTGTCGGCGAACATCTGAAGGAAATTCTTCTGCACGTCGGCCTGAGCTTGCAGCATGCGGTACACTTTACGCTCCACAGCTGTACTCTGCAGGTGGATAATCTGCTGCTTGTGCTTCTGGCCTACTCTCTTGATACGATGGTTGGCCTGATCGTAAATCTCATTCGAAAGAGATGGACCAAACCATATGATCGTGTCTGCGGCGGTAAGCGTAATGCCGTGGGCAAGGCATTGAGGGTGAGCAACAAGGACCCGGTACTTCTCCGTGTTCTGAAAGAGATGGAAGTACTTATTTCGTTCTCGGTCCGTAGTATCTCCGCTAACAACACAATGCTCAATCTTCTCTTTGTCGAGCGCTTCAGAGATACCTCTAAGTGCATGCTTGAAAGGGACAAAGACCAGTACTTTACGATCTGTGCTCTCGATGCCATCTAGGAGTGCCTCGATACGGTTCTTGTTGTCGAGCGGCACGCTGTTGCCGGTCTGGCTAGCGTACACCCAGCCCAGCGAAATTTGGAGCAGCTTGTTCATCGCCGCGCCGGCGTTCACAGCGGAAATCAACTCCCCCTTAATGGCGGCGCTCTGGCAATGGTTGACGATCTCTTTGTAGACTTTGGTCTGTAGCGTCCCCATCTCCACGTCAATGAAGCGCTCTACACAGGGCGGCAGCTCGGTCACCTCGTCGATGGTGAACCGCACCGCGGGCTGCATGACGTCGTAGGCCCGCTGTACGGCGTCCGGCTTGGGGAGTAGCTTCGAGAACGTGGTGTTCGTGAGCTTGTACATGAGCTCTTGTTCGAAGTGCGAGAAGTACTTCGGCACCGAGTGGGGCGTGATCACCTTGCACTGGTAGTAAACGTCGGTCGGGAGATGCGGCATCGGGGAGCCGGTCATGCCCCACACCCACGGGGTCTTCTCCGCGAGCTTCACCATGATTTTGGTGCGGTCACACTTGTTACGAAACGCGGCCAGCTCGTCGATGCAGATCACGTCGATATAGCCGCCGGTTACCGCGGCGAGTAACTCGTTGCCGATAACCTTGATGCCGTCGTGGTTGATCACGAACACGTCTGTGTTTGGGTCTTTAAGACGCTCGAGGCGAACCTGTTTGGAGCCGTGGAGGACTTTAACCCGCATGTTGGCGTCGACTTCGAAGACCTCACGCATCCAAGTGAACGTCATCGTTGACCTCGGGCAGATCACAAGCATGCGCTTCGCGCGGCCGTGGGCCTTGAGGTAGTCGAAACTCCAGATGGCTGTCTTGGTCTTGCCTGTACCCATGCCGTTCAGGACATAGGCCCGCTGCGCCATAGTGAGTAGCGCGCAAGTTTTTTTCTGAACGTCGAACGCGTTCTTCCCCATCTGCATAGGGAACGTGTACTGGGTCAGGATCGGCGCGGGCACTTCGAAGCCCAGCTGCCGCAGCAAATAAGTCTCGGTCTCCGAGTGCGGCACCAGCGCATACTGCGTGCCATCGAAGTCGTGCAGCTTCGCATTGGGAAACAGGTTGTTCACCGATGCCGCAGCACCGGTGTCCACCAGAGGTACCCCTACCAGCTTATGCTTGTGGCTAACTATTGCCTGCACTTTGGCTCCCTCGCTGAGACCACTTGATCATGTCGAGCGCTCGCTGGAGACGCTCCACGCCCTCGTCGCCGTCGATAACGAAAATAATCGCGCCGGCATCTTCCATCTGTTTGATGGTCGTCTGTTGCCGCGGCGTTGGGTGCTTGCCCGGCGCCTTGGTCTCGATAGCGATGTAGTGGCCGTAGTAGCACACGATGCAGTCGAGCGTCGGCATGCCCATCCCGTTCTGGACGGGCCAGTGGGCGTAGAGCCCATTGCGGAACACTTGTCCAGCCGAATTCATTGTTGGCTCCCGGTATACATCCAGAAGCTTCTTGACTTTGTCTTTGACGATACCTTCGGGCGTGCGGGCCATCAGTGCGTGCCTGTAAAGTAGGCGATCAGCGGGGCGCCGATGTAGCCGAAAATATTGATCGCTCCGGTGGCCACAGACAATCCAACAAGAGCGACGAACACCGCCAAGGAAATCCATCCAAACCTAGTCATGTCAATCTCCGGGGTTGATCATCTGTAGTTTAGTCATAAGCTCTTCGCTCGGGAATGGCGCATCGCCTCCCGGCTCGTCAAAGACGACGCTTGCGCCTTCGCCGCCTCGCTGTTTCGGCGGAACGATGGCCTTCACGCGAATAATTTCCACGCCGCCCTCAGTGAGCCGTACCGCGGCGGCGCGGACATTCCTTATACCCCAAACCGCCATGGTTTGCACGAGGCCATCGTTCAGCTTTGTGAAATCTTCAAGCCGAAAAAGCATTGCTGCATCCGCGCTCCCCACAAAGCCCTGCACCTCCGCGTCGAAGGTTTTCCAGTCGACCATGGTAGCGTAGGCCTTCTGCTCTTCCTCCAGCCTGCCGCGGAGAAGGGCCATCCTACCGGCCACCATCTCCTGCTGCGTCTTGACCGGCTTGTCGGCGATCAGGTCGAGAAGCTCTTGCCATGGTTTGGGCACGAGACCACTTTGCACCACTTTCTGCACATTCGGCTTGCGGTTGGTGGGAAGTTCATCGACTGATGTGCGGAAGTGAGCGCGCTTATCCTTGGCCACAGTGATCTCCACATGCCCGGCATGTCGTTGCGGTAGAACGTCTCGCTGCTCTCGGCGTCCTCTTTGAGCCACACGAACGAGCAGCGGATCGCTTCCAAGTCTTTCCAGCGGGCAAACGCACATGCGGCGCTCAGCGCCAGCTGGAAACTATCCTCGAGAATTTTCCCCGTTTTCCAATCAACCAGCAACGCGATGGGGCCTTGCTTCTTGACGAAGTCGATCTTGACCCGAAGCCAAGGCTGCGGCCCCGAGCCATCGCGCGCCCCGAACCACGGGGCCTCGCCAAAGTTCTCGTCGATGGCGCTCTCGAGCTCGGTGAACACTTCGCCGCCACCTATGAGGACTTTCTGGCACCACTTTTCGAAGTGCGCCGGGAAGCCGGTAGGGAGAGCTGCCCCGGTCTGGCAACGGGATGCCATGGCCGTGTGGACCGTCTCGCCCCACTTGAGCTCCTCGTTGTCGTCGCCGTCGTTGTAGTTCTTGAGGACGTCCGTCTCGTAGTAGCGCTTGCCGCACACCTCGAAGTTTTTGAGGCGCGAGTAGCTCCACGAGAAAGGCTTTTGGCGAGCAACCACGGCGCTGCCATCCCGCCGTGTGGTCATCATGGCCATAGATTATTTACCCTCTTTCTTGGGAAGCTTTACCCCAAAGAAGTTGGCCCACCACTCGCCAACATACTCCAGTGTTTCGCACTGGGTGAGCGGCGGTTGCCTGCCGAAGAGGTTCTCCTGCAGCGCGATGCGCTCCTGCTCGGCTTGCCATGCTGTTCTTCTCATTTGCCTCTCCATCTACTCCGCGGCTGCGGCGCGGGTCACCATTTTCGGTGACTTGGCGATTGTGAGCTCGTGCTGGAGCTTGGCGATCTCGTTGGCGCACTTGCGCAGGTTCACGTCCCGCTCGCGCACATCGGCACGCAGCGCGTCGTTTGTTTTCTCGACTGTCGTGAGCCGTGTGCGCAACTCATCGGCAAGCTTCCTCGACGGGACTTCCAAGTCACGAACGGTGCCCTGCAAAACGTCCAGCGCCTTGACGATGGCATCCGCCGTGCCTTCCGTGCGGCACTCGGCGATGGGGGCGAACCGCTCGTTGCCGGCACCGCCCGCTCGCCTTGCGCAAACCATCCACTTACCTTTCGGGGTAATCGGCGCCAGTGTGATGTAGTCTTGCTTGAAGGTCCTGCTCACGTTGCTTTCTCCTGTTCCAAGAAATCGAACAACAAATTCTGCACTCGCGCGAGCCCCTCGGGCGCACGTAGGTATTGGTCTTCGTTCTTCTGTGCCCGCGGCTACAGAAAATATCCAGCTTGGGCCTACCGGCCATCTTTGCCTGCTACGAGTATGTGGATTTGACCCACGAGCTGGTCGCTGGGGAACATGTCGGCCTTGTCGACCAGTGTAACTGGCTTCCCGTTGTGGACCAAGAAAATAATCGCTTCTTGGTCGTTGAGGTGAATGGCCATATGGTCGAACGGGATCGGAGGAGCGTGAAATTCGCTTACGCTCTGGGAGTACGGTCCCCAACGCATGCGCATGGCCAGCATGCTCATTGGGCTCACACCTGTCAGCATTGCCCCCTGCCTTCTCCAGTCGTTAACATCGTAGACCTCCGGTATTTCTTGGTGGACTTTTAGTGGCGTTCCCCATCGGTCAATCTCGGGAGGAGCCACTAGGGGCGGTCTGGACGGCCATTGCACCGGCGGGTGTGCCGCGACGAGCTGCTCCCGTAGCTTGTAGTGGTCCTGCAACTCCCGCACCTCTTGCGGAGTTGGTACTTTGACTGGTGTATTACCTGAGCCTATGGCCATTATTTGCAGTCTCCGTAGTTCGGGCCGAAGTGCATATCTGCAGCGAGCGGCAAGTCAGGCGCCCACCACGGCCTCTTGTGCATCTCAGCGTGGAGTACACTACCTACTAGTGGCACCAGCGTGTCGGGTACCACATAGCAGAGTGCGTCGTGTACTTGTAGTGCAAGGCCTATGCCACAGGGGTTTACCTGTTGCTCAACGCGGATCGCGGCGTCCATGACGATGATGCGTGCAAGGGCCTGCACGATATTCTCAAGGAGCGCGCCGCCGTAAATTCGTTTGGTCTCTCCCCCATAATCGTAGACCCATTCGGTACCGTCACTCGTACGTACCTGCCGTAGGTTAGCATATCGCAGATATAGACCGGATGGGAGAGTAATCCGCTCATGCTCAAACACGCAAGGTCCGATAGAGTAGCTGCCCCAACCACCAGCCAAAACAGGAAGCGCGTTTTGGAGTTGTTTGTGGAGTGCAGGCACTCGGTAGTAAGTGGAGCGATAGGTTCCAACGATACGCGCTGCTTCTCCGTCATCTAGGATGATCTCCTGTCCCATGCCAGTTAGTTTCAAAGCCTCGAGTGACTTCACCCGAACCTGCTCTTTGAACTTCACCCAGCCCAGTCCAAATCCCAGCCCTAGAATTGAGGTCTTACCTAAAAATCGCTGTTCCTTTGTGACTTGTGAGACATCGATGCCAAATACTTTGGCGGCGAAAATTTTGTATGGGTCCTGATTAGGGTCCTCGAACTGCCGCAGCAAGTCTACTTCGCCCGCCAGCCAAGCGACGATGCGTGCCTCGATCTGCGAGCTGTCCGAGTTGATAACTTGGCATCCCGGCGGCGCAATGAGTGCGCGCTTGAGATAGTTTATCTTCCCTCTGCTCGGGAAATTCTGTGTGTTGAGTTTCCAGTCGCCGCCCAGTCTATGCGTGTGTGCCGCGCCGTACCTGAGAGGTATCGGCATCAACTTGCTACCCGCCGGGTAACCGCGGTGGTCTAGGTAAGATTGCGGCCAAAAGAGGGTAGCTATATTAAGCAGACGGTCAGTACGGGTCTCCTCGATTGTAGACTTATGGCCAAGACGCGCTGCGACGACCGCCTGCACTGCAGGGTCAGGGTGATCCTCCAGAGCGGTGAACGCCTTGTCAGATTTTGCGAAGGCCCAATTCTCTCGACCAGTCGCGGGGGAAACCTTACGCGGCGGATCGACGCCCAAACCTTGAAGTAGAACAGCGAATTTGTCGTTTGACATAAGGTCCGGCTTACCATTGGCCCCTACCATCATCGCTGCAGCGAGAAGATTTTGTTTGTCGGTTTGGATGTTTGATTGGTGCGTCAGAAGTTCGACTTGATTGAGCTCGAATTTGGGCACCACGGCCATACGTATGACCATATTGAGGACGCTGAGCTCGCCAAGCGGGAAGCCTTCCTTCATGAACTCGAGGAAGATGTTCTCGCATATTACGCTGTCGTTGCAGCAGTACGCGGCGTAGGCGTCCCAGTGGCCCATGGCGACGATGTCGGCGTAGTGAAGCCCTTTCATCTTGAGGACTTCTTTGCCCTTGGTGCCGAGATGCGGGAAGACCTCGCATATTTTTTCGAGCGAGTGGTACCTTAGGCGGTAACCCCACCACGCCCGGCTCATGGACAAAGTACAAACCAAAATCTTCGGCACGAAGTTGTAGCGCCACGCCATGAGGCAGGCATCGAACAGCGCGTTGTGGGTTATGACGATAGTGGTCTCGGGGTCGAGCAACGCGAAGAACGCGGCGATCTTGTCCGGGTGCAAAATAAAAGGTTCTCTACCCGGGCGCTTTACCGACAGCGAAATCACTTCGAAGCGCGCATCAAGAATGTACTCGACCGGCGTCATCTTCTTGAGCGAGTAGTCCTGATCGTAGTACGTCTCAAAGTCGAGCGTTATACGTTCCATTGCTCTGGGTACTTCGCTAGCTCTAGGTAGCCGTTGTCGGTTAGGACGAGATAGACCTGATTGCCCTGTTCTCCCATATGGAGCATTTGGACAAGCTTGATAAGTTTACGCTTTTTTAGCTTGGCAATCACGGAGCTGACGTCCGTCGTATGGTCGACCTCAAAGAAAAACGTCTTGAGGACTTCGCACCCAAATTTGGCATAATTGACGTAGCTAACGTATACCTCGCCGAACGCTACGCCGGCAAGGACTTCGACTTGCCTTTTTGTGAGCGGCTTTAGCTCACTAAGACGCTTCTTTTTTGGGGTCATCAGTCCCTCGATAGCACAACTCGTTTGCCGAGTTCCCCATCCAAGTCGATGGAGAATTCTGGAAACTCGCCCATATGAAGCGTGACAAATTTGGTTGGGAGCTGCTGGATGTCGGCGATCAGCACAGCCTGTGCCAACCACGTGGACGTCTCCGTCATCGCCTTGCGGATACCCGGCGGTAGATGGGGCGCGTTTTTCACCGCGCGGTAGTGCCCCCACCGTTCGCGCCAGCGTGTCACGTGATCATCGTCTTTGGCCGCCACAAGGTGCATGACGGCTGGCCACAGGTACCTGATCTGGTCGCCGCGGTCGCAGCGCTCAGTAAGCTCCGAGAGTACAAACTTCGTGGTTCGCGCCATGCGCCCGTGGTAGAACCGACGCTCCAACCATTTGGTGATTTTAAGATCGGCAGGCGTGCCTTGCTTCTCGATGCCCCAGTGTGGGTTCCGTGGCCGCAGTGGTGGTTCGGTTCCTTCGTGAGTGCGCATCATGACGGACAGCCGCGCGTTCTGAACCCCGTCGACTGGATACGGGCAACGCACCTGCATCCAGCTCTCGCTCGCCGAAATGTCCGCGTACTTGGAGACTGACTTGAGAATGTCGACGTGCTCGGGCGGCGCCAACAACCCTAAGCAGTCATCGTGCGTAAGGCTGTTTTCGCCATCTAGCTGCAACATTCTCCACTTCATGATGTCGACCGCTTCCTGCAAAGCAAGAAGCGTCTTTGACGACATTGCGCCCGGCATTGGTTACCCCCTGAAGTAAAAGTTAGTTGTCGAACGCAAACACGATGCGGTAGTTGTCGGGACTGTCGTAAGGCTTGCCGTCCTCGTCCTCCCACGTCTCGATATCGAGATCGAGGTAATACTTGTATGGGTCTTTGACCCGTGGGTCCTTGGGGTCGGCCTCAAGGAAAAGCTTCTCGGGGTCGCGTTCACTCCCCAAGCAAGCCTCAATCCACTCGCGGGCCGTAGCCCACGAATGCGAGTGTAAATCTGCGTTATCGTCTAGCTCCATACGGGCTAGCTCACTTGCGTCACTGGGTAAGCCGCGCGGGTCCGGGCCGTCTCCCCGGACACCGGCAAGCTTCGCAAAGAGCGCGTAGTCGCGGTTCTGTGCCAGTGGCCAGTGACTATAGTTAGTAGCCACAACTTTCCCGCCCACGTACACCTCGGATATAACCATTGACGGGAAGCAGTGCAGCCCGACCCACGCCTTTGTTTCGCCGGTCTCCTCGTCGATCCAGCGCTTCTCCAGCACTGGATGAATATCGCAGCCCATGATGCCCAACTCCTATGCCTGTTTCGGAATGTCAACCACTTCGCCCCACGGATACTTGGAGCCTTGATAGATGTTACCCCAGATCACCGGATAGTTTGGCGCTTGCTGCGGGAAGCACCCCAGCCCGTCAGTGAGATAGACCAGTGCCTCGGGCGTGAGGCCCTCCTCATCGATCTTCTCGAACACCGGGATGAAGCTCGTACCGCCGCCACCGGGCGCTCCCTTGGCGCGGAGCGCGAACAGGTCCCCTGTGTCCTCGGCGTAGTCGACACGATGCACTTGCGCGTCGCACCACATGATGACCAAGCATTCCGGCTTGACGTCGTCGAGGATGCCCGCCATCTCGGCCATGAACATGTCGAGCTCTTTCGGGCCGATGGAGCCCGACGTATCCACGCCGATGACGACAGTCCCTGCAGCGAAGCCTGTACGACCCGGCGCATAGACGTCACGCGTGATCATGCGCCGGTCCGGCTTGCGGAAGTCATAGCCACCGCCGCCCACCTTGCGGGCGAAGATAGCCCTGATCTGCTCGCTCCAGTCCACCTTCGGCTCGAGCAGCTCTCCCAGCACGCGCTCGAGGCTACCGGGTAGTTTGCCCATGGCCTTTGCTGCGGACATGGCCGACTGGATTTCGGTGTCCCATGCGGCCTTGTTGCGCTCGTTGGCGGCTTGCGTCGGGTTCTTGCCCATGGTTGCCCCGGGCGGGAGCTTGACGTCGAAGCCGTCGGGTAGGCCACCTCCGCCACCGCCGCTACCCTTCTTCTGCTTGAAGATTTTCTTGTAGGTGTCGAGGGAGTTGTCTTTGGCAGACGCCACGTTGGTGTCGTAGCAGCCCAGCTGCTTGCCGCCGGGCTTGCCAGCCTCGGTCGGCATCTGGCCGATCTTGCTGTCGACGATGATGGCGTTGATGACATAGTCCTCAGCCACGTTCATGGTCGGATGGTCATACGGCAGATCGGTCCCATCCGGATACGTTACCTTGCCACGTAACTGGAAGTGATGGCCGGTCACCGTGTGGTTCAAAATACAGTGCATGATCTCGTGGACCACGATGAACACACGCTGGTTGAGGTTGAACTGGAAGAAGCCCTCGGGGTCGGCGTTAAAGACCAAGTTGGACCCATCAGTCGCCGCGATGGGAATGTCCTTGCTGTTCTTGATGAACAGCGCTCCATAGGGATTACCCGACGAAGTCTTTTGGTGGTTGTTCTGCAACAGCGTGTAGAAAATATGGCTGAACGCCGGCGCGTGCCAGAGCAACGCGCTCCTCGTGTCGCTCCATGCCTTTTCTTGGGCTGGCGTCAGCGTTGCGAGCTCGTACTGCATCGATCTTCTCTCCATGCTTGTGCAGCCTCTTCGGCGATGCACTTTAGGGTTAACACATCGGGTGCCGTGAAAAACGGATACACCTTGCGTAGGTGGGCTGTATCGTCGTTGGTTGGGCCAGACATTTTGGCAACGAACATTATGAACTCACGTGAGATGGTGAGGTCTCCGCCGTAGCTGTCGCGTGACGGGAAGCACTGGCACTGGTAGAGCTGGCTGTCCGGGATAGTGTATACGCAAATGGCGAAGGCCGGCACGATCTTCGCCAAGTACCTGTTGGCATAGACTATCTGCTGATCCCAGCCTATGTTGGTGCAGTCTTGCACGCTAGGTTGGGTCAGCATCGAACAGCTTGACCTCCTCGGTGGTCGCAAAGAAGTCACCGGCCTGCATGGAAATCTGCGGCTTGCGCTTGTCCGCGGTGAGCTCAGCCACCGTTAGCAACTCCGCGCAAAGCGACTTGGCCTTCTCGATGATGACCGGCTCTTTCATGCGCTTGTTGGCCGTGTCGTAGTCGACGCGGAGCTCAATGGTGATCGTAAGCATATGATCCTCCTTATTGTGGCCAATACTTTAGCCAAGTGTCGAGCGTCTGCTTGCAGCGCGGGCAGTTAACTGAAGACACAACGCGCGTCCCCACTGCATGGGCATTGCCAGTCCTGCAGAGCATCTCGGCGCGGTCGAACTGCGCTCCCTCGCCTGAGGTAGACAGCGCCCTGCGCTCGCGCTCAGTCAGTGCGTAATGCACTGTAACAAACCCAGCATCGTCAGACATGGCGTTACCTCTCGAAGTAGTTGGGACGGCAGGGCTACGGTATACGGAACTCAGAGCAGCCGTGCCGGGCTATCAAGCCTGACGGCCTCCTATCCGAATGCGACTGTACCTACATCACGCTTGTTGCTCTGCTTGAGCTACGTCCCGTCTCTTGTAGTGGGTGGCCGGTGCGAGGAATTGAACCTCGCAACACGGGGTTAACAGCCCCGTCGCCTTCCCTCAAGGCTTACCGGCCGTAGGCTTTACTTGCCAGCGGTGGAGATGGCCGCCATGAGTGCGCTGTTGTCCCGCGCCCACTTGCCGAACGCTGGCGTAGCAACCAACTGCGACTGCCGCCGGCAAGCGGTGGTAGCGAACGTCACGCTGAACTCTTTCGGGAGCCGCTCCATATACTCGATGACAGCGGCCGCGTCGGCGATCTTGATCTGATGCGCCAGCGAGTAGCATACCAGCATCATGGCATCCGGCTTGCTCGGCACCTTCACCTTGCTCGGGTTGGCGATGATCTCCTCGTACTTCGGCATCTCGCGGTCCAGCTTGACGAACGCGAAATACTGGCCGGCGCCGTGCCCCATGATGCCCTGCACCTGTTCGACCACAGTGGCGTCGTCCGGCATCTTGCCGCCGTTCCGCTTGGCCTTGTGCTGCATCAGCTTGTCGGCGATGACCAAGCTTCTTGGCGTGGTCCAAGGCCCCTGTTCCTTCGGCACGTCGTCCGAGAACACGATCTGCGGGTTCTGCGTGGCGAACGCCATCGACACAGGCGAGACGCCATGGACGGCCGCCCAGTCGAGCCAGCTCGGCAAATCATCGGTGATGTTGATCTCGTCGGTTCGGTTGATGACGAAGTCGAAGTCCTTCGTCACACCGGAGCGGTGGTTCTTGCCGTTCGACGCGGCGATGACCGAAATCCCCTTGTGGAGCTTGTGCGGCCCGATCTCGCCAGACAGCAAGAGGGGCGCCGCTGCCTTCTTCACGTCGGTCTCCGCCTGCCCGAACTCGTCCAAGAACACGATGCCGCGCTCGAACGTGTTGATATGCCGGCCGTTGGGGAAGTCCTTGGTCGGACGTGTCATCATCCACGGCGGGACCGTGAACGTCGACGCCAGAAACTCGGTACCGTCTTGGGCCTTGGTGCGGGTCGGCACCATGTAGCCCAGCAGATCGCTCGGGGTATAAGTCCCAAGGAATGCCGTGGCGAAGCCCCACTCGTGGCCGTCCCGCTTGGACAACTCGGCAACGAGGTCGTGGACGAACTCGCTCTTGCCGCGGCCCGGAGCCGACTTGAGATGTGTGGCGATGCCAAGGTCGATGTTGTCGATGACAGCCTGCTTGAGGTCGAGGAAGCGCATGCACAATGCTCCTATGTTTGCCCCCAGTGTACGTCTGTAACATGGTGGGCTTGTGCGGTTGGGGAGTGGTGAAATTTACTCTGCAGCGAGAGCGAGGTAGTCCGGATCGCGCCAGTGGATTTCCACCAGCGAGGTCCTGAGGACACGATGCCTCTCCATCTCGGGAAGCGCGTCGAACGCTTCCTTGTTGATAGTGAGGGTGTTGAATTTCTTGTCGAGCGTACAGAGTACCCATGCGGGTAATACGCCCGGCCCGACAAACCGCCACAGGCGGGGATACCCATCGTCGGGGCAAAGATTAAAAGCCATGGTTCTCCTCGCGTGTG